GTTTTAATTCTTCCTGAAAAGTTGTATTTAATTTCTCTAAGATGGCATCTAAATCTCTTACTAAAGAGTGAGCTACGTCAGGTTTATATTCCTGGCTCGCTCTGGTTATAAGCTGTACTATCTTGGCCATAAACCTGCTATGCCTCCTTGTGCCATTAATTCTTTTCCACCTATTCCACCAGGTTTTCCCCGTCTCTTAGGACTTCTATCCTGAACCATTCTATCTACATATTGATTATAACTTTGTCCACCCATTCCTGGTGCTGTACTCGGTAAATCACGTTGTCTTTGAGTTTCTGCTCTCATTTCATTTCTTAATTTTTTCGCTGTGTTTTTAGCAATAATATTTCCTTCCTTATTTCTTTTCATTTTACTCAATCTTTTACTTATCATATTTCTATAGTTATTAGATCCAAACATAGATACCATATTACGACCTGCCATTGGACCCTGAGTAATTGTATAAGGACCTCGTCCTACATCTCCCAGCATTCCTTGTCTTTGATATGCATCTACTGATTCTCTAAAACCAGGTTGGTAATTCCAAGCTCTACGATTGAATGGATTGTTTGCTGCAGCTATTTTACCTATCATAGTATTATCTAATATACCTGCAATTCCTTCTCCTATTGAAGTTTTAAAATCTTTAGCTCCTTGCCAACCTTTTTTAATTCCTTGCCAACCTTGTTGAAATATATTTCCTCTTTTTTGTGGGTATTGATTTAATTTTTCTTGCGCCATTTGTATATTTCCCCATTTATCATATACAGAAGGATCATGGATTCCAGTAAATTTATCTAGATCAGAAAATTTCTGTGCGGTCGGTGTTTTGACCTCAGCCATACCAGATAAATCTGAAGTGTCTTCTGCAACACGTGGATAATTTGCTCTGTCAATGTAATCCATGTTTCGATTATATCTCACTGGATCATAACTCTTCCCCCACCAATCAGGGCGATTTGAGCCTCTAAAGTTTCCTTCCCAATCGTATTGCGTGTCTTTAGTTATATTATCTGGAGTCGCTGCTTGAGCACTACTTCCAAAATTTAAATTAGATAATCTATCAGCTAATGGAGCTGACGCTCCAATCATTCTTTCCCAAGCACTAGATAAAGGATTTTCTGCATCTAAAGCTTTTAAATAACCTACAATACCAGAATCAGGTTTCATTCTTTGATAAGCTTGTATTGCATCATATGGGATACTTAAAGTTGCTGCAGCTGCAGGAGCTAAAACGTCTTTAACAACACCCCCAGGTAAATTTTCTACTAAATCTTTTGTTGCTCCAATATTGTAATCTCTTTGTGTGGATGAATTAGATATTATATTCTGAAGATTTCCTTGGGGAAAAAATGTACTGGCTAGAGTACCATTTGCAAAAGGTATTCTTGTTATGCCTCCATTAGCATAATCTCTTTCCCATCGTTGTGCTATCTCTGGGAGATTGGCATGCATATATCGTCTTTGTTTCTCTGATTGAAATGGCATTATCTTCTTCCGTCCGGTTGTACATCCACTCTAAAGGTTCCTAGTTTCCAGTCCTGAGAGGTACTGGTATTAGCAATCTTTAAAGAAAGCGCACGTGCTCGTGCACGAGTATCTACTTTAGTCGTACTTGAGGTAATTGTAAAGGGTCCTAATGAAGAACTCGCCTGGGAGCTATTAGGATAGTCTCTTAAATTTAATGTAATTTGGGTATCTCCTGTCTGAGAAATAAAGTCAGGAATGAATCTTCTAATTTTCATCAGGAATTCTCCATCTCCTTGAAAGGTTGCTCCACCTTCTTTAGTCGTCGTTATGTCATAATCACCCGATTCTATATTCGAAGCGATAGCGGTAATAGTAGTTCCAACAACTTGATCGGTTCCTGTTTCATGTTTAAAGTATGTAGTTCTACCCTCGGTATTTCCAACTACATCATATGAAGTATTAGTATCGGCATCATAAGAAGTGCCGTGAGGTTTTCCAAAAACAGATGAATCTGCCCAAGTGGTTCTATCTAAACTACTCGTTACCCAGATAGCTCTGTCAGGAGTAGAATCTAGATAATTATAACCTACCATTCTGTTAACGACACTAGAACCGGAAGTGGAATAAAACCAGTATATTTCTCCAAATAGATTATTTAATCCACAGTTTACTAATTGTTGAGCCGTGGTATTAATATCATCAAACACATAGTCTTCAACTAAACATTTCATCGATTCCAATTTACCAGCGTATTTAAAAAATCCATTTTCAGACATCCAGTACGCTGAACCATCTACCTCGATTGCGGCATTCATTCCAAGAAGTCCACAGTTAGTTCCTATTTGGGCAAAGGCAAATACAAATGGAACTCCGACAAAACGCATAGTAAATGCGGCACTGTCCGTCCAAACATAGGTGGCGTCTCTTCCTCTAACTGCGCCCATGATCCGTGATCCGTCAGCCAGTCTTTGTGAGCCAGATGTATTGGTTGCTGTAATAGTCCAGGTATTTATATCTTCTCTATTAGACCAACGAATAAACATTTCATCTTGAGTAGAGGTATCTCCAACAGTGGTTTCAGTTCCAAATACAACTAAGTGACGATCTGGAGTAGAAACCAACATATCTCTGGATGCGGTTGGCGCACCACTAACAATCGTTGCTCTTGTAGAAGTAGCAGTAGCAGAATCAGAGTCCCATTCAAAGATGGGACCATTGTGAATTAAAGCTAAAAGTTTTTTACCAAAACTATCCAAGGTCCATAGACCTGGATCAATTACATAATCACCACTAGCAGCTTCGCCCCAGGCTACATAATCCGTAGTGTTGGTAACTGTAGCTCCTGTAGTATGAGAATCTCTGCTGGTTCCTCTAACTTCTCGAGTAACTCCTGTTAAAGTATTAGTACTAATTCCAGTATAAGAAATTTCTTCTGAATCAATTTGAATATACGATGTTCCCGAAGATGGAAATTGAGATGCATCGGTTAATACAATAGTAGTGGTTGTATCATTAATGCCTCCATTAAGCGTGGTTGTAGCTTCTCCTGAAACCGTACCACCGTATTGTCCTAAACTCCAACCATAACCAGGAAGTTGAGTTGCCGGTCCTACAGGATAATAATATTGAACTCTAACGCCCCCCGATGTTGTGGCACCGGATCCTGTTTCAGCGGACGCCATAGTAATGGTAATAGTAGTTGAAGAAGGAATCGTTGTAACCATGAATTTAACATCATCAAAATCAGCAGCTACATAATTGGAATTAGTAATAGTTGTAAAATTGTCTAAATAAATAATATCTCCAGCACCCATAGTATGAGGAGATGAAAAAGTAATAGTTACTTCAGTAGATGCATTAGTAGTGGTAAAGGCATTTGTTAAAGTAGTAGTAGTTTTAATAGGATGAATGTCATAAAAAACACCTCCTGTATAAACATATAAAATTCTATTGGTTCCTATGGCAGAATATTTAAATCCTGAACTATTGATAAATTGATGTTGGGCTCTAGCCGCTCCTGTTAGAAAATTTTCTCCTAATTGAGACCATCCTCCTATTTTCTCGGCAGTTCCATATCTAAATCGTACATAATCTCCCCCTGTCCATTGTCCTTCAGCTCCTGTGGGAGTAACTTGTTTGTTGAAACCAGGTAAAAATTCTATTTTTTGTAGCATAAAAATCCTTTTTATAACTATAGCAGATTTTAGGGATAATCAACAGATTTAAAGCAGGAGACGTCTGTGGTGGAGTTGCCTCCTGCCAGACTATTTTATAAACTATTTTTTAGGTAGTGTAAAGCTTTTATACCAATTAGGAAGTCCTAAGAATGGACGTTTATCAAATTCATTTTCTTTGGCTAATTTAGAACCTTTTTTATTATAATGTAGAAATACCTGAGCACAGTTGTTTCCTCTAAATTCTTCTCGCCAATGTTCAAGATCACATCCAGAATATATAAGCATGTCTCCTGGTTCCAGGTCCACTTTAATACCGGCCTGACCTACCCTTCCAGAAGGATCTAGATAAATAGACCACTGCTCTCCTCCTAGATTCAATGTAGTAGATATTTCACAAGAGAATCTATCCTTATGTCTAGCAAGGACATCTCCTTTTTTATAAATTCTTGCATAAGAATAAGTAGGAGATAATTTCAATCCTGTATATTTTTCCATAAGGGGTTGTACTTTTTGAAGTAGAGTTTCCATGACTGTATCCGCATAATGAGAATAAGTATTAGGTATTTGTTGATCGTTCCAT